GTACATCAACAAGTTTGAAAGAGGAGATGGAATGGTACCAGGATTCACAACAAGTCAAACCACAAGACCTCTAGTAATAGAGAAGATGAGATCCTTCATGGAAGATCATAGTGTTATAATACAATCTGAAAGGTTATTAGCAGAATTACGAGTATTTATATGGAGGAATGGAAAAGCACAAGCACTTAACGGGTATAATGATGACCTAGCAATGGCTTGGGCAATTGGACTTTTTCTAAGAGACACAGCTCTACGATTTAGACAAACTGCATACAACTTAACATATGCAAGTTTAAATAGCTATTCTAGAGGGAGTCAAGGTTTCGACGTATATCAATCAAACGCAGCATACACACAAAATCCGTACTCGATGCCTTTAAACGATCGAGAACAGACGGACATAACATGGCTTTTATAATATATTAAAATGGCAGAACAAAAACCACAAGCTAATTTATTCACAACGTTAAAGAGATTATTCTCTACTGACGTAATCATACGTAACGATGGTGGAGAATTAAAGACAATTGACACAGAAAGAATACAAGTAGATGGTGTATTACAAACCAATGCTTTAGTTGACCGTTTTAATCGTGTCTACACGACTTCAACGTCGTATGGTGTAAACCTTAACCTTTCACAGAACTATCAATCTGCACGTGTTCAAATCTATGCAGACTACGAAGCAATGGATACAGATCCAATTGTAGCTTCTGCTTTAGATATTATAGCTGATGAGTGTACTCTTAAGAATGAACAAGGAGAAATCTTACAAATTCGTTCTGCAGATGAGAACATTCAAAAGATATTATACAACTTATTCTACGATGTATTAAACATTGAGTTTAACTTATGGTTCTGGTGTCGTAATATGTGTAAGTATGGTGACTTCTATCTTAAGTTAGAGATTGCTGAGAAGTTTGGAGTTTATAATGTAATCCCTTTCTCAGCATACAACGTTGTAAGATTAGAAGGAACAAATCCAAACAATCCATCAGAGGTTGTATTTAAGTACGATCCAACAGCTGCTTTAGGATCAACAACAGGATACTCAACAGCATATCGTAACTTAGATCAAGGAATTACCTTCTACAATTATGAGATGGCTCACTTTAGATTGATTGGTGATATTAATTACTTACCTTACGGTAGATCTTATCTAGAGCCAGGTAGAAAGTTATTCAAGCAATATGTTTTAATGGAAGATGCGATGTTAATCCATCGTATAACACGTGCTCCAGAAAGAAGAGTATTTTATGTAAACGTAGGAGCTATACCTCCAAATGAAGTTGAAAACTACATGCAAAGAATGATCAGCAAGATGAAAAAGACTCCTCTTGTAGATCCGCAAACAGGTAACTATAATGTGAAGTACAATGTACAGAACATGTTAGAAGACTTCTTCATTCCAGTAAGAGGAAACGATCAATCAACTCGTATTGATACTGCAAAGGCATTAGAATATAACGGTATTGAGGATATCAACTACTTACTTAACAAACTATTTGCAGCATTAAAGATTCCTAAGGCATTCTTAGGATATGAAAAAGACTTAACAGGTAAAGCAACTTTAGCAGCAGAGGATATTAGATTTGCTAGAACCATTGAAAGATTACAACGAATCATGCTTAGTGAGTTAACTAAGATTGCAATCGTACATCTTTACTCTAACGGATACACAAACGAATCAATTGCTAACTTTGAATTAAACTTAACAACTCCTTCTATCATATACGATCAAGAACGTATTGCACTAATGAAAGAGAAAGTAGACTTAGCTGCACAGATGATTGAAAACAGCTTACTTCCAACAGATTGGATCTATGATAAGATCTTCCACTTCTCTGAAGATGAGTTTGATGAGTATCGTGATTTAATTGTAGAAGATAAGAAGAGAGCATTCAGATTCAAACAAATTGAAGAAGAGGGTAACGATCCAGCAGAATCAGGACAAGCATTTGGTACACCACATCAAATCGCATCAATGTATGGTGGTAATGGTAATACTAACTTAGCAGGTACTGAAGTTCCTCAAGGATATAACGAGATTAATCCTAACGAACCAGTTAAGTTACCAGGAAGACCACAAGAAAAGACTTCATTAATTAACACACAAGGAGATCCATTAGGACAAGATAGAACTGGATTATATGCTATGAAAGCTAAGGCAACAAGTGGAGAAGATAGCTTAAAAGTGAAATATCAAGGTAATTCACCACTTGCATTAGAGTATAACAACACAAAAGCTGTATACTATAAGAACAAAGAGGTACTAGCTGAACTAGGTAAAAGGAAAGTAGACTTATACAAAGACTCGGATTTATTGAATGAAAATCAAATAAAACCTGATTTAGAGTAAACTTAACTATTTATAATCAAGCATATTGAGTATGATCAAACATTCAAAATTCAAGAATACAGGACTATTATTTGAACTGTTAGTAAGGCAAGCAACATCAGATTTGATGTCAAATAAAGTGCCTGAGGCAGTAAGAATATTCAAGAAGTATTTTACAAATACAGAACTTAGTAAGGAGTATAATCTATATACATCTGTAATAAATGCACCTAAATTATCAGAAGGCAAAGCAGATATCCTAATATCTACAATTGTAGAGCAAGCATCTAGATTAGATAAAGAGAAGTTAAGCAAAGAGAAGTACAACTTGATTAGAGAGATTAAGAAGCACTACGATCTTGATAACTTTTTTAAAGCTAAGATTGAAGCATACAAGATTCATGCAGCTGTTTATACATTGTTAGAATCACAGATAGCAAAGGAATTTACTAACACTCAACAGTTAATGTCTAACAAATTAACGCTGTTAGAGCACATAACAAAGGAAAATGTTGCAGAGAAGTCTAAGACTCCAACAGTAGCAGAAGAGTTTTTAAAGGAAGATAAGGAGATTAGATTGCTTGCATACAAGTTCTTAGTTGAAAAATTTAACGAAAAGTATGCTAATCTATCAGATGAGCAGAAAGAAATCTTAAAAGAATACATAAACAACATTTCAGATACAAAGCAGTTAAAGAATTTCTTGAATTCTAGACTAGAAGCAGTTAAATTTGAACTTACAAACCTATCAAAGACGGTTGAAGATGATGTTGTTAAGATTAAGTTAGCAGAAGTTTTGACATTCATTAAGCCAATCGGAGCAAGAGAGTCTGTTAAGGACGATGTTATTGTAGGTTTAATGCAATACTATCAACTAATCAACGAGCTTAAATCTATAAAGTAATGTCAAAAGAGTTAAACATACAATCACTATATCAAGCATTGATTAAAGAAAACACAGTAAAAGATGTTTCTGAAGAGTCAAATGCTGGAGGAGCAGGACCTTTTATGCAGGCATTAGATATGCCAGTAGTAAGAAAAGAGTCTTCAAAGCAAGAATCAGGATTGATTGTTGTTGGAAAAACTCAATTAGACAATAATGCTATTGGAGATATTGTAGAGAAGGAAGGATATTATGCAGAATGGGATCCAAGAGAAGGATACTGGTTCTTTCCAGAAGAAAAAGACTTATACGATGCATTAGAGAAAGATTTGGATATGCAGTTTGCAAAACGAGATATCAATGCTCGCTTTGAAGGAGTGTTTAATATGGGGGAAAGCTCTGTTAACGAAGATGCTCCAATACTAGCAGGTGGTAAGATTAAAGACAACTACGCAGTTAGTCATTTTGGATTTACTGATGCACCATCAATTCCTAACAGAAAGTCAAAAGCAATGGACTACAAGCAATTGTATAACGAAGCTAAGAACTACAATCAATTTGCAAGAGAGGTGTCAACTAGACCTGACCAAGATAAAATGCATGAAGCAGTTAAGTCAATCCACAGAAAACTTGCAGAAGTTAACAAGATGTTAGAATATGCAAACCAGCTTAAGTCAAACTTAGCAGAAGGAGAAGACACATTACAATATAAAAAACGTACAAAAGAGTCATTAGATAAACTAAAGTACAAGGTTGCTGAAACATATTCAAGAATCAAGACATTAGATTAAAATGGCAAAAGTTAAAGGAGCTAGTAAATCGGCAAGTTCGATTAAGGTAAATTTTGGAAAAAGAAGAACTGGTAAAGCATCAAAGAGATCTAACAAGCACACAAGTAACGAATCAGAATACAGAGGTCAGGGACGATGAAACCAACATACACACCAGAAAAAATTGATGAGTTTGTAGCCAGCGCTAAAAAAGACGTAGAGGCTGCTAGAAGTATATTTATGCTAGCGTATGAAAAGATACTTGATATCAATATAGGTGATGTAGTTAATTCAACTGAACAAGTAGATAACTTAATAGACAAAATTACTAAGAGTAAATTTTCAATCAACAAAAAAGCCAGTACTTACATGGGTGCTGTTAATATGGAAGAACTAGGAGAATATCCAGACAATGTAGCTGAGCTAGATAAATTAGCTAATGAGTTAGACGAGATTGGAGATGATATGTCTAAGCTAGATACTGCACTAGAAGCTATATTATCAGCTGCTGAGGAATTAACAGGTCAATTTTATAACAAATAGAACATACTATAATATTTATATACATGAAAAGTATAAAACAGCAATACATTAGCCTGCAAGAAGGTAACATGACTCAAGCGAACTTCATGCGTAACTTACGTATGACTTTACCTAATTACATTAGTAATGTAACTTCATACGACGACTCTGTTAAGATTTTAAAGAATAAGGGAATCTTAACTGAGGGTGAGATCAAAGCATTCATGAAAAAAGAATGTGTAGATTGTGGAGATGAATCTGAAATGGCTCATTCACAATTAAGATCGATTCAAAATAACGCAGGAGAGTTAACAGACTTAGTTGGAGATAATATGGACTTAGAAGCATGGGTTCAATCTAAGCTTACAAAAGCACAAGATTACATGCAAGCAGCTAAGGATGCATTATCTGCAAAACAAGCACAGAGTGGATTAACATATGAAGCTGCTGGAAACGGAAAGACTGAAAGCGAGTACTATGTTGAGTTAGATGAGTTCTTATCTGAAGAAGGTATTTTTGGATATACAGATCGTATTCATGATATTATGACAGGCCAAGATAGAAGATTTAATCCTAGTCAACTTCAAGCATATTTAGATGATCCAGACGGAGACGGCTTTGGAATCTTTGGATATAGTAAACCAATTAAAGACATCTACGAGGACTATCCAATATCTCCTAAGAAGAGAATGAATGAAAGTATATTAAAAGAAGTTAAAGAAGAAATTTCTCCATCAATTGATAGAGTTAATCCATACATCTTAAAGAGAGCTGTAGAGTTTGAATTGAGTAAAATGGATGCTATTAGTGATGAGAACTACATAAAAGCTATCAACAAGGTAGTAAAGGCATTAACTAAAGATCCAAAAGCATACATCGACTTACAAACTACCAATGCAACGCAAATGGAGAAGGTTGATAAAAACTTAAGAATGAAAGCTGCTACAAAGGAAAACTACGTAGATACAGCTAATGGAATGAAAACTGTAGTTAAGAACGAAAAAGGAAACGTTAAAGATAACTTAGGTAATAAAGAAAAAGCAAAGAGCGATACTGCAGGTATTAAGTTAATGAAGTTAAAAGAGCATTTACTTAAAGAGCTTCACGGAATGGAAGAACCAACAGAAGCTAACATTGCTTCAGGATCTGAAGTTGAATATGAAGGTAGAGTAGGAGTAGTAACTGAAGTAGATGCTTCAACAGCATTAGTAGAGTTTCAAGATGGTACTTCAAAGTACGTACAAACAAATGTATTGAAGAAGTCAGAATCTAAATCAGTACCTCAAGAACCTGAAGTAGAGAAGACTGAAGTAAACAAGACTGGTGCAGATAAGTTAAAGGGACTTGTTAACAAGATGATGAAAGAGGCTGATAAATCGCTTCCACTTACATCAGATAGTTCATTTGGAAAAGCATATGACTTTATACGCAGAAGTGGTGAAGAGGGTGCTTCTTTATTAAGATCTAAGGAAATTAGTAATGCTGCTCAACTAAAAAAAGCCTTACAAAATAACACAATCACTATAGACAATATTGATGCTGTAGTTGTAAATTCGTTTGATCAAAAACTCTCAGACACAGACATATGGAAAAAGATTACTAAAGAACTTGAATCGTCGGATATGGTGAAAGAGGTTGGTGTAATAGAAAATCCAATAACAAAACAAGTCATTGATGTCCTTAAAACTCCTCAAGAAGCTACTGCAGCAGCTGCATCATTAAGAAAAAGAGGAATCGTCGTAAAACCGGGAGAAAGATAATTCATGGAAAAGAACGTATTAATAGAGCATATAACATTTACACCACGACCAGAGCAGTTAAACGAATCTAAGTTTAACCAAGATAAACCTCTAATCGTGTCAGGAAAGATACAAGCTGCAGACAAACCAAATGCAAATCTTCGTATCTATACCTATGATGCTTTGAATGCGCAAGTTCAAAAGTACATTGATGGACCAATCAACGAAAGAAGATCATACGGAGAGTTAGACCATCCAGAGTCTAGCATCATTAATTTAAAAAATGCAAGCCATATTATCACAAGAATGTGGTGGGAAGGTAAAGATCTTTATGGAGAATTTGAAATTCTATCAACTCCATCAGGTAATATATTAAAAGAGCTATTTCACAAACGTTGTACGGTAGGTGTTTCATCAAGAGCATTAGGATCAACAATGCCAATTGGAGAAGGAATCGTACAAGTAGGTGATGATTTAGACCTTATTTGTTGGGACTTTGTATCAAATCCATCTACATATGGAGCGTATGTAAAGCCAGCAGGAGGATTAAATGAAGGATACAATGCAGGTACAACTAATCCATATACTAAATACGCAAGTGTAAACAGAATGATCTCTGATCTAATATGTTCACAGTCAGGTGTATGCTGTCTGAAGTAAGAAGATGAACGAACTAAAAAGATTTCAAGAACTAGCAGGAATACAGGAAAGAGAATTCAATATAATTCCTGATGAAAATCCATTGGATGATGTTCCGGGAATCGTGATAGACATAGATGATGATAACAATATGTTCGTTCAAATGAGTGCTTTATATCATGACAGTACAAACGGTAAGATGGCACTTCTAAAGGATAATCCAGCACTACAAGAGCTTGTAATGAAGGCAATTCAACAAGAAACACAAAAAGCATTCAGAAAAGCAGTACATGGTATCCTAGGTATACCGTACGGTCTAAAAGAAACTAAATAAGATAGTTACATTTTTTGTTGTTAAAAAATCCCCTTTTAGATAGCTTTTGCTATTTATTAGATATACTATCCGAATATAGTATTGACAATAATCCAAAATCTATATTGCTTCACATTCTAATAAGCAATCACAAGTCAAAAATTTTATTAACATGAGTACTAATCAAGAATTGTACAAACAAGCTATCCTTGATGCTAAAGCAGTTCGCGAGTCAGCGTTAGCTAATGCAAAGTCAGTTTTATCTGAAACTTTCGAGCCGAGGATTAAAGAGATGATGCGTTTAAAGCTATCAGAAGAGCTAGACGAAATGGAAGAAACTGAAGAGACTTTAGATAACATCGTTGATACAGACATGGAAGAAGTAAAAAATT